TTTTAACATCAACTTCTTGACTGACTTACGTTCATCATACATACCCTTTAACAACTCTGGAACGAACCCACAGAATGTATTATCAAATATAGCTCCGTTTGGAGTTATGGTTTCATTCTTCAAAAAAGATGTATCAAATTCCTTCGATAACATCTTGTCAACAGTAGGCACAGTTCTATACATCCCCTTGATAGTCTCAGGTGATATGTTGTACTGCATAATCAAATGTGGATATAGTGAGTTCAAGTCAAAACTGACAATCCATTTATGAAGTCCAACTTGAGGGTCTTTGACATACGCTCCTGTATACATCTCACTTTTGTCTTTTCTGACAATCATGGGTATCTGGATGTTCTTTTGTCTCAAATAGTTGTACATAATAATATCCCACATTCTTACTTGTGAGAACACATCACCATAGTTACACTTTGCACTATATGCCATAGTCATAATCAAATCAATCAGTTTCATCTTGTCCTCAAGACGATCTACAAGCTCCACATCTTTTATGTTGTATTCAATAAATGATTGATAGTCTTTAGTGTACCATTCTCTGTAAGTATCATATGGGTTTGGGTCTTTACGTTCACCCAATTCAACAAATGCAATATGGTCTAATCGATAACTCTCTTGCGCTGAATATGTGAACTTACGATACAAGTCAAGATAGTCCAGTTGTTCCAGACCATTGATATTGTAACAAATATGTTCTTTTCCTTGAATGTAGATACTATCCTTGAAAACACTTTTCCATACTGACAATCTCTTAATCTCATCTTCACCAAACCTATACTTGATGCGATGTATCAAATAGGGAATATCATAAAACTTTGAGTTCCATCCTGTAACAACATCTGGTTTGTGAGTCTCCCAAAATCCAAGAAACTTTTGCAGTAGCTCATCTTCATCCTGACATCTTAAATAATGCACATCATCTCTATCATTCTTAAATTCACCAGTACCAAACACTACAATCTGTTTTGACTGATGATTCTTGATTGTGATGGAGAGCATTTCCTCTGGTGCAGTTTCTACTTTTGGAAACCCATTATCACACGCAACCTCAATATCAATAGTTACCACTAGAATATTATCCATATTCCATTTGATTTCATTCTTCCATGTATCAGAAATATATTGATAGGGATAACGAGTCATACCATAAACCAACCCAGGCTGGTATTCATATTGTTGAACAAATGATCTCGCTTGTTTGATGGATTGTTGTTTGACAGGAGTTAAATATTTGCCTGCAAGTGTCTTGTAAGGTGTTTGTTTCTGTACAGGAACGTACAGGGTAGGTTGATATTTTACGCGATCTGTTATTCTTTCTCCGTTCTTTACTCCACGAATAAGAATATAGTCACCAAAATTTATTACATTTGTATAAAAATCCATAATATAATTATTATACAACAGTAAAACGAAAATGTCAAGTCTTTTCTATCCGTTTAACTGTACGTTAGGAAGTATGATTCCAGAACCAAATTTTGAATTCCACGCGTCTCTAGCTTCATCAACTGGATCAGTTATACAAATTGTCCAATCTAATTTAATAGATACGCTTTCATGTTTTGAAAATGGGGGCCAAGGCACAAAACTTATACCTTGTTGTGTGGGTATTAACTGGCAAGGATTTGCAATAATAACATCATTTGCTGAAACTGTTACATCACCAATAATTTCCTCACCAGATTTTAACTTAACCAGGCGAATATCACTCATCTTTCTTTTTACCAATATTATATTTTTGTTCAAGAATCCAATCGTTCTTTTCTGTGAACGATAAGACCTTAATTTGACTCAATGGAGCTTTAGGTTCGGCTTCACCGATCATGCCGATTAAACCCCAATCACTTAATAAACCAGCAATGGTATTTCTTCTTTCAATATCATTTTCTGTAAGGCTTGATTTTTTTCCATCTAATACAAAAAGTTCTTTAAAATGGACAATGTAATATTTGCCTTTCTTATGAAGTAGATGACAAGACTGCCACAACTTCTTTTCTCTGCGAGATGCAACACCAATTCTTGATAGAGTTTCCCTGACCTTCAGAAAATCATCAGGCTCTTTTAGGGAGACTTCTAACATATCATTTGATGTCCAATTTAAATTTTCATTCATTTTCCACCCTTATCTAATTTTGTTTCCATATAGGATATATCCTCATCCGTAAGAACATTGAGAACTTCTTTTGCTCTCTGATCGCTATATCCAAAATATTCTTTAATAGTCTCTAAATTCTTAATTTTAGAAGTTTTAAGCCAAGGACTAAATCGTTTCCTTGCCCTAGTACTATTTAGTAGAAAATGAAATTGAAGTTTGTTATCTAACCCATTGTAAATGTTCATTTCATTTACTAATAGGATAGTGTCTGAAAATGGGTAAACACAACGATTTACAACATATGCAGGGTATTTCTTCTCCCACATCTCATCCGCAGTGTCCATCAATGGTTCTTTAGTCTGATTGATAGCTTTGAGATATTCTTTCAATTCATACATTATATAGAGTATATTTAAGAGTTAATTCTTCTTAATTTAATAAAGGAGAATTGTTATTATCATCCTTATCTTTATTTATTTTCAAAACATTATCCAATATTACTTCTTCATTTTCTTTCAATTTAATATTTGATAGATCTGTTTCAGAATATTTACAGTTATGACCAAAATTTGGACATCCACAAGTTGGACAATGTTTTGATTCTGGTATTAATGTTTCATTTTCTTGTTTTGGAATTACTGTTTCAATTTCTTGTTTGATAGCTTCTATAAATTCCTTTTTATCGGGGTATGTGTTTTCCAACCATCTTGTAAGCTGCCCTTCTTCGCCTCCAATTTGACTCTCCCCATCTAACTGAGAAGTTTTAAATTGATTATTCAATATGGCAACATCAAGGACTTTTTGTGCAAGTTTATGATTCCCATCATCTTGTATTTTACGAACTACTTCTGCAAGTTTATAAAAATCTACTAACTCACCATCTTTATCCAGAATTCCAGAACATGCTCGAGAGGCTCTTGTAGCTCCTTGTCCAGGGCCAGAAAATGGTTTCATTGTAGGATGTATTGGGTACATATCAGTATATTCACTCAATCCAACTACTTCAAATACAAGATTATTATCCCACCCTCGCAATAATTTTCGTTTAAGTACAAGCATTTGAGACTCACCATTATCAATCATATCATATATTGTTGATTGATAATCTTTCCATAGAACATTATCTGGACATTGATGTTTTGTTGTACCATCAAAATTCCAAAGAAAATTATTTTCGGTATCATCTGTATAAGTAATATGAGGAATTTTTTCATTTAAAAGGAATTCTGAAAGTTCTGTTCCTTTAACATATTTGTGTTTTTGCCAAGCTTCAACATCTGATCCACAAACCACTAATAATAACCTCTGTTTATCAAGAATTTTTACTCCATACTTCTTCAACTGTGAATCTAATTCTTTTGCAAATTTAACATTATACTCATTTATTTTTGTGACCCTATCATTTGCTATAGTAACTAATTCTTCCCATCCACTTAAAGGTCTGGATGTAATACCAGAATAATAAGCTACATCTAATGCATTTGCACCCTTCCACACTTCTTCACTTGGTTCTTTATAATACCAAATACTTTTACCACCACCATAAGGAACACTAACAGAAAAATCAGCATCTTGTGCAGGCCCCCATAATTTACCACCAGGCTTTTGAGGAGCTACTCCTGTTATATCACGAGTAGGTGTACCATCCATACCTATAGATACAAATCTATCACTCAATGGCAAAATACTATCGTTAAGAAAATCTTCCAATGAAGGCATATAACTTACTTGTTGTTCTAGTGTAATTTTCGATTTATATTTCAAAACTTCTGAATTTATTTGAGATGACACACTAACTTCATCAAAAAAAGCACAAGTCATTATATCATAAGTTGTATCTTTTTTAAGTTGTTTATAAAACAGTTTAAACAACTCTTTGGTATATGTTTTTGCAGATTGAAGTTTTGTACCACCATTTATCATACTGTGTTTTGTCAAAAACACAATACCCTTCACTTTATTTCCTGCAATGGTTTTAAAAGTAAGACCTCCCTTTTTATAAGCAGTTATATCGGGTTTACTGCCTAAAGTAAGAGTTTTTATTGGATTGTGATCTCCTGCATACTCTAAATCTTTTTTCATTTGTAGAAAAACTGCTTCGTAAGCTGGAATGACTACAATAAAAATTGGCATGATTTCTTCTGCATATAAAATCTCAGATAATGCAGGAATTATAAGTTTTGTTAGGCCAGTTGATTTTCCAGCTGCAGGCAAACATCCAAATACAGGAAATCTTGGTTCTGGATTACTTAGATCTATAGGGTAGTTTGTACTATCACTTGAAAGTGCAACTCTAAATACCTCATCCGCATAATCCTTAGCTAAAACTCTCAAACTTGGTCTATCTCTAAGATCTTTAGACTTGTGTAAAAGTTTTTCGTATTCTTTTCCAAACTTATAATTCAATTCTTTTAATTTATTCATGATATTATTCTCCATTAAAAAAAGTTCGTAAGATCAACTTGTTTCTTAGTTTTGTTTAACTGACGATGAAATTCCTTATGTTCATGCAATTTCTCAAAATTTGAAACTGGATTTTCGTGTTTTTCATCTTTAATATAATCCTGCAATCTTCTATGAGCTTCAGTTGCATCATCTGGAATATGCAGTTTTGTAAATGGTGAAGTAGGATCATCCTTAATTCCCCATTGTCTTACCCATCTTCTGATGGTTTCCCATGAGTTTGAACCCTGACCATCTACCAAACTCTTATGAGTCTGGAAAAGTAAGTCTTTTTTATAGGTCAAACCTTGAGACATAAAATACAGCCAAGGGCCTCCGTAGATTCCTTCTTGGTCATGAAACTTTGTATAGTTTCGACTATTCAACATAGCGTTCATTAAATTGGTTTGAAATTCAGTTTTAAAATCTCTTAATTTATATTCAAACTTTTCTGGTAAACTCAACAACTTAGATTGAAATTCTTCTTTAGTCTTGAAAAACAATGGATACTGACTACCTAGAACATCTCTCATCATAGGTGTATCATATACTAATGTTGGTGTACCTAATTTTATTGGGTCTTGTACACTCAAATTCCAAGTACCATAACCTTTAATAATACCAACAGATGCATGACAATTCTTCAAAAAGTCAGAATATAACTCTGCTGATTTCTCTTGTGGTCTACCCTTATATGCATCGTAGGCATACTTAAATCGATCTCCAACAGGGGATTGCCCTGCTTGTGGTTTCTTTATAGTCTGGTCAGTACAGTAAACTACATATTCTGGTGGTAATCCTTCCATATACTCAGGTAAAATATCTCTACCAGTTGTTCCTGCCCATCTGTGATTAAATGCAATCGGTTTTCCTGACTGTTTCCACAATCCCATATCTTTTTCTGGAAGTTGTTTTGCAGCTAAGGGCATATATGATAGTTTATTTTCAATAGAACT